GAGCAGGGAACGCATTGTTTACAGTTAGTGAATTTTTAACAGCTTGATTTATAGATTGATTAGTACCATTAATACTGAAATTTAATAACCCTACATTTTTTATAACATTTGGACCTAAATTTGTATCAGCACCACCACCTACTCTATATTTGATAAACATAGTTGTATTTGCTGTTGGTACTTGCCCTAATGAATAATTATTTATAAAATCACCAATTTGATTTACTAAAGGTGTGTTTGAATCGAAATCACATAAACTACTAGTATCTTTACTACCAGCACCAAATATTATTTTAAAAAACCCTAAATCCGTATATTCTGTAATAAACTTTTTATCAACTGTTATCCACTTACCTGGTTTAACACCAGCATTATCTGTTACTCTATTAAAATCTTCAACAAATACTTTATTCTCAGCCAATGCATCAACTTCATACCATTTAAGGCTTTGATTTGTAAATTGACTGCTTGTGGGTACTGAATTAAAATTAGTTCCCTGTAGAGTTATTATTGAATCAACTGATAACACATTATCTTCTGGTAAAACAATTTCTAAGAATGGTCTAACGTCTGAAGTATTAATAACTTTTTTGAATATTCTACTAAAACCATTCGTTACTATTTCTCTTTTAGTTATCGTATAATTAATTAATGTACCGTTTGAATTGAAATTTGGTATTATAAGTCTATTTGGAATACCCCCTATATTAAAAGGATTTGAAAAATCTATATCGTATAAATTTTCAAATACTTTACCAGCACCACTTACTTGTGAACCAGCTAATATTAAAGGACAATACGAAATATTAAAGGTATCTCCAAGAACTGGAACAGTAACACTAAAATCTACAATGGTAACTGATGGTCTTTTTCCTGGTATTTTTAACCCAAAAGTTCTTGCCAAGGACAATACTGATTTTTTTTCTTGAGCATAATCAATTTGTGTCTCTTGAAACATTCTATCTGTATTAAACGATAACATATCTCCAACAGCGGCATTTAATTCTAATAACATCATACCAACAGATGCATCATTGAAATCATTAAAAATATCTGGGTAATATTGTCTAGCCATATCTACTAGACCACTTCTTATGTTTGCAAAATTTCTATAACCGTAATTTATTCCTTGATTGGCCATTTTATAAATTTATTTGTATTATCTCAGACAATTCAAATAGATTATCTGTTATTGTATATTCTATTGTAACTAAAACCGCATATTCACTCAATGGTGATGGTTCTACCATCAAATTATCTAAATTAACTTGTGGTAAATATGTTTTAACCGCTGTGTCTATTTCTTCTCTTACTTCAGAAAAAGTTAATTCATCATATGGTTCATAGATATATTCTAATAATCTTGTACCAAATTCTGGATTATAAAGTCTTTGCCCTTTTCTAGTCAATAATAAGTGTAATAAATCAGCTTTTATTGCTTTAGCATCTGTTTCTGTTAAATCTAAGAAAAATCCCTTAAGACTGTCTTTAAATGGGTAGTTTATATTTATAAATTTTCCGTTAGCCATAAATGTTGTTTATTTCATAAATATTATAGTATTTAGTTTTTATAAGTAAATATATGAAATAAAAAAAGGAGCCATTTAAGCTCCTATTTTTATTGATTTATTTTTTATTATGTTGAACATCCAAAACATTCAAATTGACTGTCTGTTGGTTTTTCAACTTGTTTTTGTTTTGTCATGTCAATCGCAAGATGTTTAGCTTTCATATCTACTGGTTGACTTCTTAAATAGTATTGTCCAGTTTTAAGACCTAATTTCCAACCCAACATATGTGATGTTGTTAATTTACCAACTGTTGGTGTTTGAAAAAATATATTAAGACTTTGTGATTGGTCGATAAATGGACCTCTCTCTGCTGACATTTCAATAAGTGATTTTTGTGAAATCTCCCAAACTGTTTTGTAAACATCCTTTAGTTCTTGACTAATAACTGGAATGTTTTGAACACTACCTTCGTTCTTTATCAATTCTTGTAGAATCTCTCTATTCCATAAACCTTCAGCTTCTAAATCTCTAACTAAATGTTTATTCACCATAGCAAATTCACCACCAGTTACTCTACGAACATATAAATTAGATGTGAATGGTTCAAAGGCTTCATTAGAACCTATAACTCTAGCTGAACTAGCTGTTGGTGGGCATGTTGTTACCAAAGAGTTTCTAACACCGTATTTTTTAATATCTTTACGTAATTGTTTCCAATCATACATTCCAGATAAATCTTCTTCTTTAAGACCCCACATTTCCCATTGGAAAATACCTTGTGAGATTGGTGAACCTTCATAACCATCATAAGTCATTCCAGATTCTTTTGCTAAATCACATGATTGTCTTAATGCATTAAAATAAATTGTTTCAAAAATATTTTTATTAAGCTTTCTAGCCTCATCTGAAACAAATGGTAATTTTAACATCGCATAAACATCAGCCAAACCTTGAATACCGATACCTAAAGCTCTTTGTTCTAAACCACCTTTTCTACCTTCTGGTGTTGAGTATTCGTTAACTTCAACCGCAACATTTAATGATTTTGTTATTGAACGAGAAACTCTACCCAATTCATTAAAATCATACCCACCATCAATAACATATTTTTGAACTGGTATACTAGTTAGAGTACAAATCGCTGTAGTTTTAGCGTCAGTAACTTCCATAATCTCAGAACACAAATTACTAGAATGTATAATACCCATATTTTTTTGGTTTGATTTATTATTTGCATGGTCTTTAAAACATATATAAGGCATACCTGTCTCGATTTGTGATTCGATAATTTTTAACCATAAGTCATGTGCTTTTATTTTGGTACCTAAACCCATCTCTACAGCCTTATTATACTCTTCTTCGAACTCAGTGCCATAAATATCATAAAATGGCTTTAAACCAGCTTTAATTATGTCATGAGGACAAAACAAATACCAATCACCATTTGATTCAACAGCTCTCATGAAATTATCAGATATCCAAAAAGCTGAAAATAAATCACGAGCTCTAAGTGTTTCATCACCTGTTTTCTTTCTAATATCCAAAACATCAAAAACATCTTTGTGCCATGGTTCGATATAAACAGCACAAGACCCAGGTCTCTTACCTCTTTGATTCCAAAATCTAAGTGTTTCATTTACAACTTTAAGATATTTTAAAATACCGCCAGCTTTTCCGTTAGAGTTACCAACGTTGCTTTCTCTAGAACGAATATTTGAAATGGCTAACCCAATACCTTCTGCTTTTGAAGATGAAATAGCTATTCTACCTAAAATATCCAATAACCCTTCAGTTGAATCGTCTGGAACAATAGATAAATTACACGAAGCAATTTGCCCAATGTTAGTCCCAATGTTCATTTTTAATGGGGTTGCTGGGCTTTCTTTTTGAAAACTTAAATCATTATATTTTTCAATAAAATCTTCTGGTGTGTTGGTTACCATAAGGGCAACTCTAACATACATTTGTTGTGGTCTTTCAACGATTGTACCGTCTTTTAATTTCAAAAGATATATATCTTTCAAAGAACTCCACCCAAAATAATCAAAATTAAAATCTCGTTTATAGTCTATAGTAGACTCAATCATTTCAATGTTTTCTTTTACTCGATTATAGTAAAAATCGTTTAGCAACCCAGCATTATATAATTTTTTAGTTGCTTTCATAAAAGAATCTTCTGTTTCTTTATGAAGTTTTGTTATAGCGATATTAGCCGCTAATTTTGAATAGTCTGGGTGGTTCATCGCTAAAGATTCAGAAACAACTGATATTAAATCATCTAATTCATTTGTTGTCATATCATCAGCGATACCTTGAGTTACTTTTATAAAAACCTCATCAGCATTCACTTTTAACCCTTCAGATTGTTTCTTAATTCTCATTAAGATTTTATTAGGGTTGAAATCAATTTTACTACCGTTTCTTTTTATTATCTGCATATTATTTATTTTTATTAAATTTCTTCATCAAATGATATCGGACCACTTAAGTCAGCCGATTTATATTCTGTTGAACGTCCTTCGAAAAAGTTTTGTTTAGTTTTCAAAGCAATTTGGTTCATAAACTCAAATGGGTTTTTAGAATTAAATTCTTTTTCACAACCCAATTGACTTAATAACCCATCAACCACAAATTCTAAATATTGTTTCATCAAATCAGCGTTCATACCAATAAGAGAAATAGGTAAAGATTCAGTGATAAACTCTTTCTCTATTTCTAAAGCTGATAAAAATATTTCTCTAATTCTATCTTCACTAGGTTTTTCAACAATATGATTGTTTAATAAATGAATCGCAAAATCAGCATGCATCGCCTCATCTCTAGATATAAAAACATTTGAATCGCATAAACCAGGCATTAAACCTCTGGATTTAAGGTAAAAAATACTACAAAAAGAACCAGAAAAGAATATACCCTCAACAGCAACAAACGCTATAAGTCTATCAATAAAAGATTCTGATTCAATCCAATTTAAAGCCCACTCCGCTTTCTTTTTAACTGGTGGCATATACTCAATAGCATTAAAACATTCTTGTCTTTCTTTGGTGTCTTTGATATACGTATCAATGA